GGAAGATATTTTTCTAAAAATGTTAGTGGTTATGATGGAACCAAAGTTAGGAAAAATAGAATGAATAAAAAAATTGTGGATTATTGTATTCTTAGTAATCCGCGTCCTGTTGAATTACAAATGATGGTATTAGATAAGATGAAAAAGGATTGGCAGCCTTTGGGGGGAATAGCTACTTGTGAACGAGAACGATCAAGTGAACTTCCGTTTTCAACTGCAAGGTATTACGACAGCGAATTTTTACAGGTGATGGTAAAATATGAGGATTAAGAAATGGAACTCAAAAAATACTTTTGGCAATGGTTAGGATTATTTTTGATTGCCGCAGCGTATGGCTTTGGCGTGGGACCATATTTTATAGTGTCATTTATACTGTTGGGAATTGTGGGGATTATAGATGCTTATGTGCTGATTGTTGAGAGATACTCTATTAGCCGCAAAATTCATAAGCAATTTAAATGGCAATGGGATTTTGCTATACTGGGGGGGTTGTTAGCACACGCAACATGGCATTTTTGGGGAAAAGACGTAGTGTGGGGTCAGATGGTATTGTTTATTTGGTTATTTGCAATATGGGGGCATTTTTTTTGGTCAAAGGATTAGACAATGTTTAAAACAAAGTTTAAAGCGGGGTTAATAGCTCAAGTATTTCTAAAAGCAGAACAACAACAGATTCCAAAACCAGATGTGCAGTTAGTGGAAATTTTTGTTGATATGTTAGAAAAAGAAATTCATCGACCACGATTAGCATATGCTACTATGAATCAGTTGATTTGGGAGATACAAAGCCGGATGCAAAAACATAATCTTGCAGATAAAAGGGGGGATGAGTAATGGGACCAGAAAAAAGAACTTCACAATCATATAACCTTTCTCCTCCGCGTCAATTGAGAATAAATATCACAAAACAAATAGGCCGAAATTCTCCTTGTTATTGCGGAAGCGGTCGCAAGTTCAAAAAATGTTGCATGAAGGCGGTGGAGAAATCAGAATATGAATCCCGCTAATCCTGTTTTAACAGAATCAGAAAAAATTCTCAATGGATTAATTATCCTTTGCGTGAACGGGTATCATTGTACGAGGGCAGGGTCGGGTTATATTGTATCCGGGGGTCCGGTGATGAAGGAAGCACATTTAGTTCTTGAAAGTCTTGGATGGTTTTTCGATCAAATTCGCGGAAGATGGGAATTTCCCGTATTTCCTTCAGACCCGCCAGGTGAAAAAAGAAATGCGGGACCGGGGAGTGGAGAACCAGTATGAAAATTGAAGCCTACGTTTGTGACAAGTGCATGGATCAGATCGAAGTTAGTTGTTGTCTCCGTGTTCCCTTTTCCCCGCAATTAACAATATATCGGGGGGTGGGGTTGGCCGGGAGTGAATCAATTCCCGTTACAACACAATATTGCCACAGGATCGAAGATGTAGATAATGTGACTTTATGCCCGGAGTGTGCGGGTTTAACAACAAAGGAATTTGTAGAAACCAATTGGGAAGGAGTTCAGGAATACTTGGCAGGATTATAATGGTTATAGTAATTACTCTGAAAAATATTACTGCTTTATCTGTGATATTTGGGGGAATTTACTTGACTCTTGAACAATCCGTGATATACTTGTAATATGGACAATAAAGGATCGAACGTATGCGATCAAATGAGCCGTCAATGGCTCATCTTAAATCTTTGAAAATTAAGGGTTTATGATAAGCTATTGCAGGAGATTGATATGAAGCTACCAAAAGTATCAAAAACAACGAAAATAGGGATTTTATTTGCTATTCTTATAGGGATAATTTTACCTTCCGCAATTTTTATATATCAAATACGTATGGATATTCCTATTCAGGAAATCACTGTAAAACCGTCAATTTCTGATAGTATTGTAAAGATCGAATCAGAATACGGCCAGGGATCGGGAGTTATAGTTGAACGGTCTGATGAGTATATAACGATTTTAACGGCTGCTCATGTTTTAGCTGATCCGGGTTTTGGGTTGACTTTTACAGTTACAGCGGATAATGGGTGGTCTGCGGAGATTCTAACAGATTCGATCTATGTGGACACCGCTGTTGATTTGGGGGTATGCAGAGTACCTATTGATGAGAGTTTTACTCTCTCCGCTGTCCCTATGGGGCAAGGAATTGATTTTGGGGATGCGGTTACAGTAGTTGGATACGGGTTATTTGGTGAAAAGATAACTACTCGTTGCTACATTGCAGTTCCTCCGACAAAGGGAGAATTGATCCTGGACGGAACTGTTAATCCGGGTAATTCCGGTTGTCCGGTTCTTAACGATAATGATGAAATTGTGGGTATCGTTGTTGCGAAGATAATCGGTGGGGGATTTGAAGGTATAGGAATTACTCATTCCGTGGATATATGTAAGAATGTGCTTGAACGATACAAGATTCTCAGAGGGTTAAAATAATGAGTAAAGTAAAAACGTGGTATCAAAAACTTCGTAATAAACTTCGTCCGATGGATGAAAGAACAAAGAAATTTCATCAAGAATTAGCAGATCAAGCCTTTACTGAAGGCTATACAAGGGGCCACAAAACGGGGGTTGCTGTGGGGTTTGAAGAAGGTAAAATGGCAGGGATCGACATTGGAAATGAATTAGGGTACGAATCAGGATACCAGGACGGGCGAGTGGATATGGCTCAATATATGCAAAAAGAAGCATGAGAGTACATTTAAAATATGAAAATACAAACTCATGTATTTTGTGGACAAAAATATACGATCTGTTTTCACGAAGATTATCACGGATCGTGTGATGTTACTCCGGTAGATAGAAAGCGTTGGGAAATGTTTATTTTGGCAAAACGTCAAAATACCCGATCATATTTAGATACTGTAATACATGAAGCGATTCACGCTTGCGGATTAAAAAATGAAACTAAAGTAACACAAATGGCAAAGGATATTTCTCGGTTCCTTTGGAGAATAGGTTTCCGGTTAAAAAATGTCTCGTCCGAAGAATAATTTTAATTTTCGCTTTGTGATAGACTCAAGAGAGCAAAAACCGTATCATTTTAAAGAGGATGATATACGGAAGAAGTTAGATACCGGGGATTATTCGATTGAAGAATTAGAAGATTGTATTTGTGTCGAACGAAAAGAAATCAATGATTTTATTGCTTCTGTTCTTCCGGGTCGGGGTTGGAAACGGTTTCAAAAAGAACTTAAACGGTTACAGGAGTTTGAATTAGCCTGTATTATTGTAGAGGCCACTTGGTTTGATATTTGTGAAGGGCATTATCGAAGTGAATTACATCCGAATTCTTTAAAGGGGTTTGTGATGCGGGTTTTAGTAGATTATGGAATTCCCATTTATTTTGTATCAAACCGAGCTTATGGAAAAGTATTTGTTGAAAAATGGCTGCAACGAGCAGCTTTAAAATTTCATCCCGTATTAGTAGGAGAAAACGAATGAAGGTCGAACCTTTTGGTGGACGAGTATTATTAAAGAAAGATAAACCGAGAACGAGAACAAAAGGTGGAATTCATCTTCCGTCCGCAGGTAGTCAAGTAGGAGGTATTTCACGGGGTACTATTGTGGAAATTGGAGCCGGTGGACAGAATACCGATGGTGTAACTATTCCGATGCGGGTTAAAGTCGGGGATCGAGTATTGTTTATTCCCGATTTTGGTAACTCTCAGTTGAAAATTGCAGAGGAAGAACATTATATTTTACCAGAAGACGGAATACTTGCTATACTTTCAAATGAAAGTGAAGATGAGTTAGGGGAAGTGTTAGAAGTTGAATCGGTAAAAGTACCGAGGATTTTAAAACATTAAAAGGATAAAAAATGGAAACGTATTTGTCAGATAATAAAGGCCATAGAATTTCAGCCGATCCATATATGGTGCATCCGGTATTAGCAAGCGGTATTAAAGTAACTTTAACAAATGCCGATGCAAATTATACTCAGACATTATTAGCCGGAGCAACTTATAGAATTATATGCCATAAGACTGCTGCTGCTTCCCATGACGTTGTATTTGCAAGTGTTACCGGAACCGCCGTTACTGATGCAAATAAAGAATGGTCTTTTCCGCTTGGTCAAAATGGGCTTATTACTATGCCAAAAGATAAGACTACATTGAATCTTGCTTCGACTTTGGCGGCGGTAGAAGTTTATTTGGTTCAATTGGATATGACAATCTAATGACCTTTACAGAATTAATTCAACAAGTTGCGGAAGAACGAAATGAAAAGGGTTCTCTTGATACAAACCAAGAGAGACTTGTTCGTGATCTGTGGAAATTAGCTATCGGTTGGACAGATAAAATTGTGAAGCCGGGGGAGATTGTACAAACGTACCATCCTCCAGTTAAATGGGCGGCTCAATTGGTGGTGGAGTTAGTGCAAACCGATGGATCGGAAGATCAAGATAAAGCCACGCATGAGTTATTAAAGGATTTGAAGAAACTGGTGGAAGCGAATAAGTTGAATGATGAGTTTTTAGAGTAAATTTTTTTATCTCGAAAATGTAGTTATAGGACGTATGACATTTTTAGCAACACAACCTGTTTTATCTGAACCGTTTCCCGATGTACCAGAAATATGGAAATGTCCGGTTACTGGATTAAAAGTTCCAAAGGCTTTTGATAAGAATTTAGAATACCGGAAAAGAATATTGGAACGAGCAGAAAAAGACAACGGGTTGCAAAAAGAATTATTGTCCGCTTGCACTCTTTCACGCCTTTATTGGTTGAATACTTTTGGATGGACATTCTCTCCGCATTTATTTATTAACGGAGAAAAACGCCCGAATCCTTATCCGCATCAGCCATTTATCTCTTGGGATATTCAGGATTTTGCATTTAATGAACTAGGGGATGCGATTGATAATGGAAAATCTTTGGGAATTGATAAGAGTCGGCAAATGGGAGTATCGTGGTTAATTATTGCGGTACTTTCGCATTTATGGCTCTTTTACCCCGATCAGAAAATTGCAGAATTAAGTCGTATTGAAGATTTTGTAGATATGCCGGGGGAGGATAAATGTTTATTTTGGAAACATGATTATATTCATACCCGCCTTCCGCAATGGATGTGTCCGCCTGCGTGTTTACCGGGCCAAAAGAATCGGGTGAGTATGCGGATTTCAAATGTGTGGAATGGAAGTTTGATTTCTGGAGAAGCGACTACAAAAAATGCTGCAAGGGGTGGAACAAAATCGGTAGTGTTTACCGATGAATTCGGAGCTTGTGAAAATGGGGATGCGATGATTCGGGCTTTAGGAGAAGCGGCTTGTTGCTGGTTAGTAAATAGTACACCGGTAGCCGGGTCCGCTTATTCTCGATTAGTACAATCGGGAAAGATCAAGTTTATTAAAGTTCCTTGGTGGGAACATCCGGGTAAAGGAAAAAATCGATATATTCAATATAATGAAGTTATTCAAAAGTGGGAAATTCGATCTCCTTGGTACGATAAAGAAGAAGAAGAACATGATCGAGCATATATGGCTGAAACACATGACATGGATCATCTGTTAGCCGGTCAAACCTTTTTTGATAACCAAATCTTTGAACAGCATAAACTTAAATTTGGGCGTCCGCCACAAACGACTTATGAGGTAAAATTTAAAGAGGGCATTGCAAACGACCAAATTCCTAAGTTATTGTCAATGCGAACTGCAAATGAAATTGAAGCAACCTCGGATCGAAAAGGAAAATTGAGTCTTTGGTGTAATCTCACCGAAGATCGAAACGAAAAATTTCGACCGGATCAGTCAGTTGAATATACATTTGGTATTGATATTAGTAAAGGACAGGGAGCTAGTAATTCAGTGGTTGCTGTTTATAATTCCGATACAGGGAAAAAAGTAGGAGAGTGGGTTGATTGTAATACTCCCGCTTACCGATTTGCTCGACTTACTGTAGCCCTTGCTCTTTGGTTTGGTGGACGTAATCCACGACAACTTCCTTTAATCATTTGGGATGCAAATGGCGATCCAGGAATTGAATTTCGGGATGTGTTGATTTCAGAATTGCATTATCCTTTTTATTATAAAGATGAAACGTTGGGGCAGGAAACCACGAAGAAAAAGAAAACTCTAGGTTTTCATGCGGATCGAACGAAAAAAGTAGCTTTATTGAGTTATTATCAAAGTTGTATTGCTAACGAAACGATTGAAAATTACAACGTGCTTTCACTTGATGAGACTAAAACTTTTATTAAGTTTAATGATGGAAGTGTTGGTCCGGCTCAATTCGCAGCAGAAAAAGGTGGAGCTAGATTAGCTCACGGGGATCGAACTTCTGCTGATGCTCTTGCTACTTGGGGGATGAAATCGAAATCAAGAAGAAGAACAAATCCTGGTGGACAAGCTCCCGTGAATAGTTGGCAAGGTCGATTTAATCAACACGCTAAAATAAAAAAAGAACGACAAAGCGATTTGACTTCTTATCAATGGAATAGGAGACTGCAAGGTGTCAGATAAGAAAATTAGTCCTGCGGCACTACAAGATGCGATTGAATCTTCTGGAAATAGGCTTCGAGCTTTTCGACAAGCCCGTGCATTATTTGTTAAAGAATATGTCGGACAGTATTATATGAATATCCCGGAATATCAGGGACAGAAACCTTTGAATCTTATTCATTCCGCTCTCCGGGCTATTATTCCGAATATTGTAATGAAGAACCCCCAATTTCATATTTCTACAGAAAATACTGAACTATGGAATCGAGCCGATTCTTTAACTTCAGATGTTAATTCAGCAATTCAACAAATGCACTTTAGCGATACTATCCGGGCTACGATGGTCGATGCCTTTTTTGGTTTTGGGGTATTTCACACAGCATTACATGCAACCGATACATTTTTAACAGTTAATGATATGCGGCTCGATCCAGGGCGTATTATGACTGAACGGATTGATCTCGACGACCTAATTTTTGATCCGACGTCGACTCGTTTTCTTTTTACGGACGGAGCATTTTTAGGACACTTCACCCGCGTACCCCGACAACGACTATTAGATAAAGACGGATATGAACATGATATTTTGAAACAAATTCCAAATGCTTCTGAGCAACGGATGAAACAGAATTTAGTTTCAGATATATCAAAAGTTCGACAGCATGGGTGGGAATTTTCGGAACTTCGGGATTTGATTGATGTCGCTTGTTTGTACTTTCCGAAACAACAAGCGGTTATGTTGCTTCCCGACCCGAAAGCCGTTCGATCTGATAAACCTATTTTTATGACAGATTATCATGGACCGGATGGTGGGCCATACGATTTCTTAACATTTAGCCAACCCGTTCCGAATAACCCGTTTCCCGTTGCTCCGGTTAGTCTTTGGTATGACATGCACAATTGCGCAAATGATATATTTCGTAAGGCGATGTCTCAGGCATTACGGCAAAAAGATGGAATGGTTTATAACCCGCTTCATGCGGATACAGCACAGGATGTTGTAGATTCTAAAGATGGGTTTACGGTAGCCGGTGATCCGTCGGGTCTTAAAGAATTTTCTATCGGAGGCCAAAATCCCAAAAATATGGAATTTACCGGGGCTTGTCAAACCTGGTTTAATTATTTAGCCGGAAATCCTGAAATGTTAGCGGGGTTACAAACCCAACAAGAAACTGCTACAGCAGCCCAAATTCAATCTGGTCAAGCGAATATTTCAATTCAAGATTCTACTTTTCTAACTGAACAAAGCGTTGAAAGTATTGGTTATAAAATTGCATGGCATCTTATTGATGATCCGCTTAATATTGAATATTCTAAAACCGATTGGTTAGAATTTATGTTTGAATTGGTGGCTCGATCAATGATTAAACTTGATCCGCAAATTCGAGCAAGACGAATTCAAGAATTTTTTGCAAATGTAATTCCACAAATTGCTAATGCAACTATGATGTTTACACAGATGGGAATTCCATTTAATGTTCAAGAAGCAATGATTTCTGTAGCAGAATCTTTAGGAATCGAAAATGAAATTGCCCGGATTTTGAATGATCCGTATATTACACAGAAAATGCAAAATGCAATGGCGATGGGACCAGCAAAAGCTAGTAAGGCTACAGGAACAACGAATATGTCGGGTGGCGGGGTAGCGGCTCCCGGAGCCTCTAGTCCCATGACCGTTCCTACCGCCCCCCAAGAACAAAACCAAATAGCTCAACAGGCATCGGGGCAAGTTGGATTCGGAGGATAATATGCCGATTTATTCTTTTAAATGTAAAACTTGTGGACGAACATTGGATAGTTATCGGACTATGGCGGATTCTGATAAAGAGTGTACTTGTGAATGTGGGGCACTTATGATCCGCGATTTTCAAAACGGAAAACCCCATGTTACTCCCGAACGATATTCTCATGCGATTGTGAGTGATGCCCTGGGAATTCACCCCGATCAAACAGCGGAACATCAAGCGGTTTATCCAAATATCCCGGTTACTCCAACCGGACAATTAGTTTTTGAAAGTTACAAAGAACACGAGAACTATTTAAAAGAAAATGGGTTTCAATTTAAACCCCGTAAAAGAAAAATAAGGGGAACAGTTACTAAAGTTTCTGAAATGTCAACCCCGCGTTAAAAGGAGAAAATTATGCCAGAAGAAGTGCAACAAACTGAAACAGTACAAGAAGGAGTTGAAGGAGAAACTCTCGGAACTCCCTCGGATACTGTTGTTGATGAACAAAAGGTTACAGATGCGTTGAAATCGAAGGTTCCTGGATTTTTTAATACCGAGGTAGAAGCTCTTATTGAAGGATCGGAAGTTGATGAATCAAACGGAGAATCTACCCCTGCCGAAGAATCGGGCCAAGTCGAATCACAAACTGTAACAGAAAATACTAACCAAGCAAAAGAAACAGAAACGAAACCGGAAGAAGGTGAAAAAGAAACCAAAAATAAAACCGAAATACCAGAAGCTCATGCACGGGCATTAGAGCATGTTGGATGGAAACCAGAGGATATTCAAAAGCTACATGAAGCTGATCCAACTTTGTTACAAGATACGGCAAAACGAGCTTATGATGCCGATCAACGATCTAATCAATTGTATCGACAAGCTGGACAGAATTTGTTGGGGGGTACAACAGATACTTCACAACAGGAAACTACATCTGAACAGAAAGTTGTCGATGTTGCAAAACTTCGAGAACAATATACCGATGCAGACGGAGAAGTTTCTGATACTGTTAAGCCGCTTCTTGATGCGGTGGAAGCAATGTCACAACAGGTTCAACAGTTATCTACCGGACAACAGCAAATTGTTCAACAGGTAACAGCAAAGCAACAAGCAGAGCAAGAACAAACGACTAAGGAACTTCGGCAGGAATTAGATCAATTTTTGGGGGGGGTGCAATCTACAGGATATAAAGAATTTTATGGTGATTCTTGGGATTCTGCTGCCCCCACACAGATACAAAATCGGATAACTCTATCTCGTGAAGCTGGAATTGTTAGTGCTGGTATGTACGCCTATGGAGACGATATAACTTATCCAGAAGCTCTTAGTCGTGCTCATTCTCTTTTGGTAGCTCCTTTGGTTGAAAGAAAAATAATTGATGGTATAAAAGGAACTTTACAAAAACGAAGTAACAATTTAGTTTTGGATGTTGCATCTACGCAGCAGAGCCAGTCTGATAAAGCGGGTAAAAAATCATCCCCGACAGGAAGCCCGGCTAAAGTTGCGGAAGTAATGCGAAAAATAGGTTTGACATAACATAAAGATAAGTGAGGTTAAATTATGGCTGGACTAGCCCCTGCAGATATGAGATTATTGATTCAAACGACTAAGGAAAATTTACCGAAACAGAATTTTGAAGTCGGTTGGGATCATTTGGATTATGAATTTTGTCGTATTTATCAAAATGAGCGAATGGTAGTTGACGGTGGAGAAAGTATTACTCGTTATGTGATGCTTGATCCCGGTGGGAACGCTCGGTATCGTTTGCCGTTCGATCAGGATTCTCCGACTATTAATACGACAATGTTAAAGATTAACGTTCCTTGGTGTCGAGTAGGAACGCATTATTCCTGGGATATTACGGAAATTCTTCAGAATCGCGGAAATCCACACGGGATAATTGATTTAGTAAAGGCTCGTCGAACTGACGAATTATGGGGTTTGGCGAATTTGATTGAACAACGTGGTTGGAAAACTCCTGCAACTTCTACGAGTACGTTACATCCTTACGGAGTTCCATATTATTTGAATTGTTTAGATGCGGATTCTGTTACAGGTGGATTTAACGGACAGACAATTCGATTCCAGGATGCAACTTGGAGTTATACTTGTGCAGGAATCAATGCAAACACGAGTACAAAATGGAAGAACTATGCCGACGTTTATACCGACATTGATAATGCCTTTTTAGATACAATGCGAAAGGCATTTGTAAAAACGGGCTTTAAGGTTCCTCCGTTTGTGAAAGACCCGTCTGATAAACGAGTTGCCCCGAAGCGTGGATATGCTGATGCTGATACCATTGTGAAAATGATGAGTTTACAGGATGCTCGTGACGATAATCATACTCCTGTTGATTTATTTGGTAAGGTAATGGTTCCGATCCGGGTAAGTGAGGATGGGGTGGTGTATATTAACCGTATTCCATTTATTCCGATTACTGAACTTGATGGTGTAACTGATCCGATAACGGATGATGCTTATGCTCCAGTTTATGTAGTTGATTTCTCTAAGTTTGTTCCCGTAGTCCTTCGTGACTATTGGATGGAAGAAACCGAACCGATGACACAGGCAAGTTCTCATACGACATATACTCTTTATCTCGATGGTGCTCATCAGAACTTGGTGACGAATCGTAGAAAAGCTGGTTTCGTTATACATAAAGCGATTACCACTTAATCGTATTTGTTTGTAGTATATAAATAAAATAAACAAAAATCAAAATAACAGGAGTTAAATAATGCAAGTTTCGCAAGGAAATGAAAGCCTCGTTCAAGTTAAAGAGGTTATGTTTACCCCCGCTGTGACGACCGATGTGTTGAAAGCGGGGTATGGCGTATGTTATAATTACGATGCCGTTGATGATTGGGATGGGTTTACGACTACTGAAAATCAGTTTTCCAAAGCGGCTGTTACTTATATAGAAGGAGCACAGGATTTTAATGCTAGATTCCTGGAAGTAGAAAAACCTGCTGCTTCTAATCTTCATAGTTTTGCCGGTATCGTTCACCCCGATTCAGATGGAGCGGTTCTTGGTGACATTATCAAGATTTTTGTGCCGGTAAATGGTGTGGTTCCGGTTTATACTGAATTGGATTGTGTAAACGGCCAAACGTTATTTGCCCTTATTAGTGCTTCCTATGTTCTCGGTAATCCCGTTTATGGTGGAAGTGCTGCTCCCTTCCGTGTAATTGGTGTTGCGGCTGAAACGATTGATCGTCATACTATTAACGGTTTGTGTTGGGCACGAATTGGCCCGGAATACGGTTGTGAATTTACTGGTTGTGGTGTTACCGCTAACAATTTGCAAGTTGGTAGTGATGCTGCGGCGGGTGATCTTATAGCAAAATTCCTCAGTGTAGAAACGATTCAAACTGGTGGAAGTTTTAGTGCTTATCGTATTCGTGGTGAAATCGCCGGTGCTGGTGCAAACGGTAATCTTGGAGCCGGTGCAAGAATTGAAGGTGTCGTTAATAGTACCACCGTAGGTAGCACTTGTGCTGCTTCGATTCACTTGGTATTTAAGACTGGGGCAACAAACAGCGGGGGGTTGTTTGATGGTCTTTATTGTAAAGTTGAGAACCAAGATGCTACGCCTGCGGCTCTTACGGGTGCAACGGTTCAGGTTCTACGCTTGGTTACACAGTTAGATGAAGACCCCGGTGAACATTCAATGATTCGATTTGAAGCTGAAGGTTCTGATACACCGGATTATTTGTTTACAGCAAAGTCTATGGCGGCTATTGCTGGTACGGTATCTACTGGTGATGCCCCGGCCCCGGCTGCGGGCGATATAATGTGTACCGTCAAAATTGATGGCGGTGCTGGTGCTGGTACTTATTACCTCTGTTTGCTTGCAGATAGTGGAGTGTAAATTATAGTTTTTAGGTCCGCCTACGCTTCTTTTAATGCGGGAGCGTAGGTGGGACCATTTTTATTTTCCCGCATTAAATAGGAGATTATTATGGATTTGGTATTGAATTTAAAACATTGGGAAGTGGAGGTTCCAGAAGTTGTTAAAGAACTTGATCCCACTACACAGAAAGAAGTAAATGTATTTTCTGGAAAGACGATCCAAGAGGATTATCCGATCCGAGAGAATCTACAAGCAATGCTTCGTTCTCCTGGTGTTTTCTCAGAAGTGAATGACGTAGCGGAAGCGGTAGTCCTTGCTCGTTTGATTAAAGATGAAACGGATGATGAGATACTATTAGATCGACCGCAGGTGATTCTTCTAAAAAAATGCCTCGATACTCATTTAAAAGCTGCTGCTGAACAGCGAGGTAATTTTGGTGGACTTAACCATGAACCGCTTATTATACGAGTCGCGGAATTGGCGAAAGAAGCAAAGGTATAATAATGCCAGTTGGATCGAAGGTACATGATATTTATAAAGCCCTTCGGAAAAAAGGTATGAGCAAAGAACGAGCAGCAAAAATTTCTCAAGCTGTATCGGGACAGGCTCTTGCAACTGGACGATCCCCTAAACATAAAAGGAATAAATAATGGCGGCTCCGACTTCTGCAATGACAACTGCTGATTTAGTATTAGTAGTTGCGAAATTATTAGGTATAGCGTGGTATGGTCTTGATGGTCAAAATTCTGCATTAGTACCCATACAACGAGTTCATCTTGAAGATTGTTTGGGAATTGTAAACGACGGAATTCGTCGGTTTATCCAATATGGTCCGAAAGAAGGATGGCGATGGCGAAAACGAAAAACAACCGTCACCTTTAATACCACCGGAGCCGGTGCTGATAATATTAGTAATGATCCTGCCCGTTATTTATTAGAAGCTGGATTCGGGGGAAAACATTATAGTCCGATTAATTATGCTCACGATAGTAATCGAGGATTAAATATCGAATGGATAACTCCTGGGAATATGCGGAAGTTACGAGCAAATAATACCCCCACAGGTTATCCGAATTTGGCATCAATTTCTTCATATGGTGATGGTCGATGGGAATTGACAGTATATCCTGATCCTTCCGCTACGGATACTATAGAGTTTGACTATACTGTTTTCTTTGATGAATTGGTAATGGTTAGCGGAGTTGCAACGGGTGGTGCTACTGTTGCAGACCCCCCCTCAACCACGTTGATTGATAGCACGTTAGCACATCGTTTTGCTGATGATTATTTTGGCGGAGGAACAGATAATAACGGTACGATAGTCATCATTGATGGAACTGGAGAATTTGAGACCGCAGAAATAACGGACTATACAGGTGCTACTGGTACATTTAAAACCGTCGGTTTTTCAGGAGCATCTACACCCGATACAACCAGTTATTATTATGCTTTACCAAAAATTAATACTCATCCTGCCGGGCATGAATTTGATGAATCAATTCGTCAAGCATGCCGTGCTGAAGCAGCGGCTCAATATGAAGATATTCCGCGTACTTATTTAGATGAATTTTTTAATCTTGTACTTCCACAAGCTCATGTGTTAGATGGGCAAGCGGCTCCTCGTTCTGTAGGATCATTGAATGATGTGATTCCGTTTTTCTGGACTCGACGAGCCAGTGATACACTTGTTAATAATGAATAATCTTAAAGGAGATTAAATAATGCTTAGAGCGAGTAATTTAAAAGTATCTACAGCCTTGATTGTAAATGGGTGTGGATTTAAAAAGTTTATTGACCTGTTTAATTTATGCCGGGATACAAACGGTGCTACACTTACTAATGGGACAACTCCGCCTATTGCGGCCCTTGAATCGAACCTTTTAGGGATTGTTCCTGCAAGTCAATCTACTTTTGTTTGTAAAATAATCCTTGAAGTTCCCCGTGATTACGACCAAACGAATGACCGTTTACGTTTGCGATTTTTAGCCAATTCCGCCGGAAATACAAATACCCCGACTCTTGATGCTACAATTTATCGAAAACGAGCCGGTGTTGCAATTTCAAGTGATCTCGATCCAACCATATCCCCCGCAGTAAATGATCTTACTACGCTTGCCGGATGGGTTGAAATTAATGCAGACGGTAAAGGTTGTCAACCCGGCGACATTCTTACAATTGAAATTACTGCTTCTGCTCATGGAACTGATGCTCTTAATATTTACGGGGTCGAAGCAGTTTATGACAGTGATTTAGTTTACAACGTAAAAACGGAACGCTAATGGCAAATACTTCATTTGTACCTCCGATAAATGGGCTGCATAAAGGGGGTCCGGTATCGGCACAGCCGCAATATACCTCCCCCGATTTGCTGAATGTACGGGTATATGATGTAATCGAAAATCGTGCTCGTATGGGACAACGTCCAGGTTTAAAAAAATGGGGGGATGGAGATA